GTTCGAGAAAGTGTTCGATTATGTGTGAACAAAGCATGTCATGAATATTAACAAACTATGAACTATAAAAGATCAATAAATCTTCTGATAAGAGGTTAAATTATATCATTGTATATATTCTGATATTTGCTATAATATAATCAGAAAGAGAAAAGAAAACAAAGGCATCAAGGAAAGACTTGAAGAAAGGTAAGAATATGATAAACCAGAAAAATGATTTGAATATGATTACAAGAAAGCTTGAAGCAGAACTCCTTACATTCCATTTCGATGATTTGGAAATTTCTGAAATCACAACAAAAACGTCGTGGATGAAATTACATATCAATGTTTTATTTATCAAGGACAATGTGCAGATTACAAAAGTGCTGTATAAGGACTACGAAACAGGTTTGTGGTATTACATCAAAAATGACGGCATGATTATATCTCATAAGGACACTTTTAATCATACTATTAAAAATTTGGTTGATGAAATGATATATGATTGTCATATAGAAATAGAAGAAACTGAAGAAGCAACAAAAATCGAAGATCTTGACGAAAACGAAGAAATCACAAGTGAAACCTTACCATATGTTGATGTTGATTGCAGTAATTTAAAGAAAGTACCAAAAAATTGTTTATATGGCATGTTTGGCGGCTTTCCATCAATTTCAGAAATGTACAATGATAAATGTTTTTGCTGCCCAGCCGACAGACAAGGAAACCGTTGTTGCGGTGAAAAGTGGTGCGCGGAAACATGGAAACGATACGAAACAATTATCAATCCAGAATGGCATCATGTTAGCCTTAACACTCTCGCCAACATTGATTTTGATATGTTAGACAAAAAGCGACAGACTTACTTGACAGCATACAGAGACTTAAAACAAACACTCTCATACTTGCGAAAGTGTAAGACGCAAGATACATATGATACATGTTTTATTCGCTATGCTAGAAGAAAAAACATGCTATGGGCTGAGGGGAAAATTTCTGATGCTATGTGGAAATACATAGAAAGAAAGTTATCAATGCAAAATGTTGAAAGTGGTGTATGGGCTTCAAAATGTGAGGATGCAACAGGACACCATGAATCACGTAGATATAATAAAAGTAGAGCATGAAGATAATAACAATTATAGCTGTCATAACGGCTTGACGGTGAGAAATGGAGTAAATATGAATCTTTACGGGATCTATAAGCGCAATACAATTGACGATATTCCAGAAATGAATGCATTATTAGACGACACTCGCGAATACTGTCACAGACGCGGCTTGCAATATGTCACCTGTGCTGACGTCCCCGGCTACATGAACGAAGGTTGTTCAACCGTACACGCATACAATGGCAAGTATGGAAAAGGCGTAGTTCGCACTAGACCATGTTTCTATAAGGGCAGACGATCAACAAATTACATGACTATCGAATACTGGGTGGCTCGTGACGATATCCATAAGAGATTGACAGGAGAAAGTGAGGTATAAATATTATGTTATATGTAATTGAGTATTATGATATAGACCTTGATGAAACCGACTACGCAACAGCAACAGGAAACAATATAAATGACGCGGCAAAGAAATTTATCTATAGAACACATGGAAGAAAAATTTTAGTAGATATCAACCGCGTGAACGGTGTGGAAGACCCGTATTATAGAAAGTGAGGACTAACCATGGACGCATTAACCACAAAACAGAAAAACCAGATGTATGACGAAATTGCAGATTTACTTATTAAATATGGCAAAGACAAAACAGCAAAGCGAATGCTTAAAGCATTCTTTCATGAAGTGCAAGAGGTTAAAACTTCAAAAGAGCTTTGCAATATGGGAATTGTTTTGATATCCCTTAAACATCTTCTGGAAATCACATTTCCAACCAAATAACAAACAAACAAAAAGCCGCCAATAATGGCGGCTTTGCTTTACTTTTTCAAAGTAAATACAACATCATATATTAAGTATGCGTTATTGAAACTTGTATAATTTACACTTGTTAACGCGGGATCGTAAAAAACTGCATTATTACCGTTCCAAGTTCCCTGTAATATTCCGTTAACAACTTTATACAGAGTATAGTTAATAGGTGATATAAAATGTCTTTGACTTCCCATATTGTAAGAAATGTGGCATGTTACCGATACGCTTACTGCATTTGGTGGGACAGTACAGATATTAAACGTACCAACATTGTTCACATAAAAGCCATACTGATTAGCACCAATTTGTCGCGCACCACCGTTATCCGCTTGAATTGAAACAGTGGGAATTGTAGCAACGTTCGTTAGTAAATGGGAAAGTTCACTCTCGATATTCTCCCCCCAACTATCCAAATACTCGAATGCATTAACCACGCAATCTTTTAAGTTTCTCACCCCACGCCAAAACGCAAGATTTGAAAACCTCTCAGGCAAATTCTTCATTGGCTCTAAATATTTCAATAAATCCATATATAAATACCTCACTTTCTAAAATTATCCATTTTCTGCAACAGCGTAAATGTACATATCCCACTTTGTATTATCTGTGATAGGTAGACTATTAGGGCATGCACCCATAATTAAGTTGTCACTTGTAACACTGAGCTTTGCAGATGTACCTGTTGACGGTACTTGCAAACGTACTCCACAGTTGATATTTTTTATCGAATCAACTACACCGCCCGTTCTTGAATAATAAAGTTTGCTGTAAGATGGCAAAAAAGGAATATATGAAGTTTGAAATTTGATTTCATCCATGGTATATCCAAAAGGTGTTGTTAATGTAAAATTAAAAAAACCATTTGCCGCTGTAAAAGCTGAGTTGTCAAACCGTGGACTAAGACTTCGCAAATCTTCAATCATTGGCTCATGATCAAAAGTATTTTTTCTGACTGCAACAAAAGGCAACTTACATAATGTTATAGGTTGTGTTACACGCCCTAACTGGAAATACCGCGGTAGGCGTGTCGTAGTGTCCCACCATACAACATTTGGAGAATATTCCCAACCATTAGCAATATCTGCTTTGTTGAAGAATAGTTTAGGTTTTAACCAATTCCACCAATTCTGCCAAAGTCCAGTTCTAAATTCCTCATCTGTTGCATTATAAATATCAATAGGTGGAATAATATTAAGATTCTTCAACAAAGCTTCCAACTTTTTCACTCTTGCCTCTAACGCGGTCATATCAGCTTGAATCTGAGTAATAGAGTTTTCAATATTGGAAATTGACTGTTTAATATCTGTAATTTCATTTTCGACATTTGAAATTCTATTCTCTACATTATCTAAACGGTTCTCAATGTTTGAAATGTCATTTTTTATATTGGCCAATTCGGTTTGGATAGACTCCAACTCATTTTCAATATTCGTTACTCTAGTATCAAGTGCCTCATACTTCGCATACAAATCTTTTAACGATTCTTCCACACTTTTCGCCCATGCGTTAAATTCATCGTTAAATTCATTCAAAGCGTCAATAACATCATTCAGTTTTGCCCACAAAGCGCACACCTTTTGTAAAAGTGACAAACAATCATCAAAAAGCAAAGGAATTGTAAATTGATGATTCCAACAAAAGCCCAAATGATCTTTGTCGGGTGGGTTGATAATAGGTATATTAGCCATTCTAAACACCTCACTTTCATAATTCTACTCACATTATAACACAAGTTCCGCTTTCGTCAACTTTCCAAGTGGAAAGTTTTACCTAAACAGCCCTAAGAAATTATGTTTCAGTTTATCGCAAATTTCTGTCTCAAAATCCCACACGGCACTTGTATAAGTCTGTGCGTTAGCCGCGGCAGTCCCACTTGAACCGCTGTGCGTTGTAGAATCATCCACATGATTTTTTGAAACATTCGTTAAATAGTTATCATCCAATAAATCTGTTTGCCCTTGCGGTGTGTCAAGAAACTTATGCCAATCATCGGAAGTATGAACGCTTTTGCTGTTTTCTGTCTCAAACATTTTCTCAGTGTTATAAGCTTCAAACCGCGCTTTAAGCTTAATATTCAGTTCGGGCATAATTCGCGCCATGTCGCCTCTCATATGCTCACGAAACAAAAAGTCTGTCTCATATCCTATTTCCCATTCCAGAAAATGTCTTACGATCATATCGTTAATTGGCTTTCTAAATTCCTCACTAAACAACGGGTACTCATCAAGTCCGAACGCGGCAAAGTCGTAATTTTCAAATAACTTATTATTCGATCTACGATCATTTCCGATTTGCGAATTCTGCAAAATATCATAGACATGTAACGTATAAGCCGCCCCCACATCATACCAATACTTATCGTTATCCAAAAAGTTAGTATCAATCATTGGAATTGTCATCTTCACCAGCCCCCTTTTCTTGAGATTCTAAACCAGCATTCTTAACGGTTTCTACCGTATCTCTATTTGTGTCCATAACTGAAAATTGGTCAAGTAGTCCCACATCACCAATATTTGAGTCGTTAAACGTAGCTGTAACATTCAAGCCAAACTTTTTATTGCATTGATCACAGAAATTTTGTCTTGCCTGTTCATATGAGTTTCGCAAAACCATAAGTGTCGGCGCATCTTGCATCACCTCAAGGCTTGAAACTTGCGCAACTTTGCTTTGTGTTCTGCCGTTAACGCCCAACATAAACATAAAATCTGACATTAACATTGATTTAAGCTGTTCAACATTTCCCGCAACAAATGGCGCTGGCGTCTGGTAAACAATTTGACGTATATCGTCATACTGACTTTTTAGCGGTGACATATCTCTAGTATAAACAACAGGCTTATGACCCGCGATTTCCTCATACATATTGGCAAACGTCAATTCTTGACCATCTGGAGCATTTAAGATGGCTGGTGTGTTCTGTGCTTTCAAATTCACATTTATACACCTGTCACATTCGTACAACAAAGCCGCGTAATGTCGACATAGACCATCAATAGAAACAATGTCGTAGTCCGTAAACGGTGACAGGCTAGCCGTTAATGTAGCAACTTCTTTCAAGTCTCTACTGACTGTGCTAACAAACGTTCTACATTGATACTTCGTTGCGCCGCCATACCACGTTTTGGTGCTTGATGTTGTGCAATCTCCGACAACATAAAAACCGTCTTCTTTCCAGAGTCCCCCCAACTTACCTAGCACAAAATTTTCATTCAAAATGTTATTTGCATGACGGTAAACATCATCATCGTCAAATGGAAGCCCCTCAAAAGTCCACGCATCAACAGCAATCCTACGCAAAAATGTATAATACAGACCGATAGTTAAAAGATTTTCTGTCTGTGTATTCTGATTTTTTATATTTCTTTTAGCCAAATTCAACACCTCACTTTCTAGTATCAATATTCCACGTGGAACATGGAACATGGAACATAGAGAATTTATCCCTCACCCTCACCCCCCACCCCTCAGCCCTCAGCCTTCCACCTACATTTTACCATATAGACCGTCATTGTCAATGATCAATTTTCAGTGGCAAAACATTTGCAAAGTATTTTAATGACCAATACGGACAAAACATGCTTCTAGCATCAATGCCCCCTATTGGCGGCGGTGGTGTTGTTGGTTGTACAACTTCAGTTGTGCCGCTACCAGATGCACTACCCGCGTCACTTCCCGCGGGATTGACGGGGGCAGGTGAGGTTGTGGAGTCTGAAATTGTTCCCTCTCCTATTTGGATTACACCTGTTTGGGCTTGCATGTCAGCAAAGACACGGTTGTACTGAGTATTTGTCCACCTGTCACCGTCATAGTAACCTGTTTTTGCATTTTGCCGCGCCATGACTAGCTTTATCCAATCGCTTTCGTTTTCCGTACCGTTTGTACCTGCAAATATATCTTTTACAGCATCCCAGTGACCACTATCACGGATTGAAATGCTAGCGGCTGTGCCGACAGCATAGGCGCCAATGTTAGATACGTCATAGCCCAAATGTTTTTGAATGTTTGTTCTAATAAGTTGGTAGTAGTCGTTAAACATAGCCCAGTTTTGCATTTTTGAAAATTCTGCAAGGTGGTTGTTTGTGTAGTCAATGAAAAGCTGTTTCAGTCCCGCGTTATTTATGAGTGCGGGATTTTTTACACCAAGATCAATGTATGGTTGAAAACCACTAAAAAGGTTTGGGTACTGTTGCACGCAAAATTGCATAAACGGGACTAGTCCGTATTCATAATCAAACTGATATCGCCCGTAAGCTTGACCACCGTCACCGTTAATATACCAACCACTATTGTCAGTATATTCCTTCCCAGACTCGAAGTATTGCCAATTTATCCACATTCTAGCACCAACCTGCTCATTCTCTTTATTTTCGTCGGGAACTGGTTGTGTCGATTCTGAATTTTGTACAACTATTGCTGTGTGTCCAGGCATATGGAGAATGTCTCCAACTTGCAAGTTGTCGCCTGTTGTCAAGTATTTACTGTCACGCAATATGTCAAAAAGTCCCGTGTTTGTCAGCGCTCCCAGTTCACTGTCTGTATTCATGCCCGTGGAGACTTGAATATTAAGACAGTTTAAAATACATGCTACTAGAGCACTACAGTCAGTTGCGCACGGCACTTTAACATTTTTGGGCTTCCACCCGACTTTCCGACATTCATTTGTGAATGTTTCCCGTCGATCTTGATTATATCCAACGTTTTGATTGTCACACGACTCTATCATAAGTGTAGCAATACCGCGCGCAACGTCTGGACGGTTGCGAATACGTGCTATCCAATCCCAACGCCTACCGTCTCCCGTTTGCGGAAACCACCCTGTTACGCGGACTTCAAGCCCGTTTTGATCTCCGTCTTTACCGCCCCTCAGATTGCCGTTTTCATCTTTAGAAGCTTCGCCAATATATGTTGCCATTTAACCACCCTCACTTTCTGGAAAATGGTTTTCCAAGATTTTATCAGTGTGTTTGTAATTTCCGATACCATGCCAAAACCACACACCGCCATCAAGCCTGTTTGCCATGTACGCAATAGCGTTTTGCGGTGCGTTTTCCGCGGTAATGATTGCACCGCTTGTGTGAACGTAGTTTACAATTGGTAAAGAATCAATTACAATGTCGGCAAGACTGCCGTTGTAGTTGTAGCCGTACATGCAAAAGTAGTTGTTAAATTTTTTGATATCTTGTAAAGACGGATAATACCACGCGACAGATATCATAGGGAAAAGAGCGTTATACATTGCAATAGTGCCTGTTGGATTTCCAATTGTAAGGTCTGATTCTTCAAATTTTGCACCCAAATTTTCCGCGAAAGTCTCAGCGGCTTGAAGCTCACCTTTAATGTCAAGTGAAAAAAGATTTCCGATTGACGCAACGCCAAAGTTTCCAAAGTCGCGCATGACTCCGCTGTTGTTTAACTGTGTAGTCGAAAGTTGTACACTATCCCATGTACTACTTGCAAGGGAATAGTCTCCGTTTGTACCGTTTCCATATTGCTGAGGAGTTATTACGATACCGCCTAACTGTGATTGATTAGCCGCCCATTTGAATTTGAATTTTTTAGCTAAAAGGGCGGATTCATCAAAATAGCGGAAATCATATTCTTTGGCACTGCCGCCACAATTTACAGTCAACTTATTAAATTGTGGGGAAGTGTACAACTTATTCCATAAAGGTTTTTCAACAAAAGATTGCACTAACTCAACCTCTCCTGTGCGGTTGTCAACTTTGTCCAGATTTTCGCCGCTAATGTCAGTTGCGAAAAACTTTGGTACGTGATAAGCTCCGATAATATCCTCTTGCCGTCCGCACTTTGCGTAGCGTTTAACCACTTCTAACGCTTGTGCTCTTGATAACTTACTTGTGTTACTTTGTACTATGCCGCCACATTCGCAAGGGTTGACAGATACTAACGAAAAGAAATTACTGATTTGTCCATAATCACCCATTGCAAAATTTGCGATTGCCGCGTAGAAATCACTTGAGCGATTTTCATAAGTGTCCGTATTATTGGCGGTCATTAAGTAAACAGAATCATCATCATCTTTTGAAAAACCGTACTCAGTTCTTGCAATTTCCCACCTGTCAACTTGTGTTGGTTCGGGATAAAAGTTTGCAAATAGACCATCGTTTGCAGGGTGTTGTCTCATGATTGGAGACGGATGGAATGTAAATTTATCAATGTATGTAGCCCAGTAATCAACAGACGTATTTACATATGTCAGTTTATTATTAACGTACTGATAGTCTATAATATATGCAAATTCGATTCTGCTTTCATTTTGATATGCCATATAGTTATAGCGTTTTAATTCATCTGCTCTGACTGGACAACGAAAAGTTTGTCCTTGTCTTTCCCATGTAACGTTATCATAACGTTTATAAGGAAGAACGCTGAGAAGTTCTTTTAAAAACCCCTCAGCGTTTCTTTCTGTTGGGATTAACAAATGTTTACCGCTGTCGTCAAATGGCGAATCGAAAAGGTATACAGTTGTCATAGAATCCCCCCTTTATTATGCATTTTTACAAATTGCAACAGCATTTCCCCACGGTCTGATACCGTATGTCTGCCACACGTTCAAGTACTGATTCTGATAGAGTCCAGCCGCATTATAGAAATCGCCGCTTGTGCTTAAATTGTCACGATACTCAAACGTGTTTACATCTGCTAAAACTGCTAAAATATTTTGATCATCCTTAATAGTTTTCCAGTACTTCGTTACAGGGTCAATTGCTGACTCAAAGTCAAGATAGTCAAAATTTGGAAATGGCGTGACACGTCCTACTAACTCTGCTTTGCTCATATTGAAAGCCCCCGCAAGTGTTTCAACATTGCAGTTAACTAAAACGTCACTTCTTACGAACAGATATAAACTGTCAGATGGAGTCCATGTAATAGCGGGCGTAGCGTCTGCAATTCCCTGTGCTTTTGCATATGCCTGGTAGTTATTGAAGTCGCTTGAAGCATGTGTAATGTCAAGCGCAATTTTCTGAATTGTCTTGATAAAGCCAACAGATGATGCAGCGGGGTCAGTTTCATCCCATGGAATTTCCTTTTTAACGACAACATTATTTTTCACTGAAGTCTGAATCAACTTTTTAATTAAGTGTTCTTCTTCAATTTCATTGCCGCTGTAAAGACTTGTTACCATGCCCGTTACCATACTATCGAGCTGTTCCCATGAGGTGAAAGCACCTTCCATAAGTTCGCGTGGAATTGTAACAGGGAACTGACGCCTACGATTCTGGCGAAAATAACAACTTTTTACGTCTGGTTTTGTTACCTGTAAAAGCGTTGCTCCAAGAGAAATATCATAGTCACGCCCCATAGCCGGATTGACGTAGTTCATTTCAAGATCTGTTCCAAGTGGAAAACCTTCCTTTTTCAACATTTCATACTGATTGGTATAGATCTTTGACTCTACTGACTGTATAACAATTTTGTTTACAACATAATGAAGAAATTCATTCATAAACGGGGCATATTTCACTATAGGTGTCATTGCATGACTAATGGAAGTCGCCACGGTTACTTCGCCTGTCGCCCTCATGTATTCATTTGAAGAATTTTTTCGGGCATCGTTAAAAAGATTTACTCCGCGCTGTGCGCTTGTCAGCGGTTTTGTTGTTTTTGCCATAATTCATACCCCCCTTAAATATAATAGCTTAAAATATCATCTGTTGTGATTTCCTCTTTTTCTTCCTCATCTTCATCCTTTGGTTTGGAAGTTGGAGAAATAGAGGTTGTCACACGGTTGAACAGCTCCAAATTCTGCTTGCTGAGTCGATCATTTTCCGTTTTCAGTGTTGCGTTTTCTGTTGCAATTGCTTTTTCTGCCTCATTTGAGGCTTTCGCCATATCTAAAACGTCAACTACGATTCTTCGCATTTCATCGACGGTCATACCGTCGGGAATATTTAAAGTTGTCACCATCTTTTCTATATCTATCATGCTTTTGCCCCCTTATAGTTAATGTTTGCAAAGTGAAAACTGTGCTCCCAGTCATATTCTGCAATTCTGCCTAACTCGATGGTATGCCCCTCTTTTGGCATATGCAGAAAGAAACCATAACCAATGTCAATTCCAACGTGTCTACCTTTACCGCCAAAAGATGAATACAAACCGTTTCCCTCTGTGCCTAAAAGTGGTGTTGTTTTTTCTGCTCCATCATGATAGTGTCCAGTGCTGTAATTTTGCACACCCACAACGGCAGATACGAAGCCGCTGCAATCAAGTCCGATTTTACCACGCGAGAAAGCTTTATAAGCTGCAAGTTCCTGTGTTGTATACTTTGAAAAATATGCAGGTTCGAGACTGATTAAAGTGTTCATAACTTCGTCTGTCAACACCTGTCCTTTTGCACCGTAAAAATATGCGTAATCATCGCGGTGATAAAACATAAATAACGCTTTTTTGATAACTTCATAATATGTCATGCTTTCACCTCATCTTCTAATTTTGTCTTGATTTCCGATATCATTTCTCTCAAAGAATTGATTGCATTTGTAAGCTCTTTTGTTTCCTCTTTATGAACGTCTGTTTGATACTTGATATAGTAACAAAGAATTAACGTCATACAGATAGGAAAGCCTACACTTGTAATTATTTGTGTTACCGCGCTTACATCCATCACAACACCTCACTTTCTAAAAAGGTGGGCGTGTCTCCACGCCCGTGCTGACAGTTTGCACAACTACCCCGTTCTTCACGGTCTGTCTGGTAGTCCCTAACTATAGTGTAACATATATTTAATTTCTGTCAATAAGTACACGTTTGATCAAGTCATTAAATTTTTCACTTGCTGCTTTTGAGCTTGCACAAATTTGTGAGGTGCGTTTATAGTATATCATCCATTCTATCAATTTTCGGGTTGTCGGTAAATATAGCTCATTTGTGAGAATATTGTTTTTTGATTTGTATTTACCATCCACAATTACCATAGGACAACGTTGTTTTTCTGGAAAAATAACTGTTATTCCAAAGTCCGCTATATATACACGGTTGGTTTTTACTGTCAGTTCCGCGTACCACTTCCATGATAAATGATTATAAATCTCTGGATAAACTTCCTCTTGCCATGCACCATTGATTGTCATGTCGTTTGTTTGGGACTCATAAACCGCCAAGTGTTTTGAAACATGTGCTTTTTTTGGTGGTTCGGTGTATAAGACGCATATTTTCAAGTTGTCACCATCGTCAATTTTACGATTAAAAATATAAACTTTTCCCTGTTCTAGTTTACGTGCGTCAATGTTGTAATAATCAAACAGGGGGCTTTTAGGGTTGATGCTGTTCGCACATGCTACAATTTTAACGTCTTTTCGTCGACGGACTATAGTTGAAAGTTGTTGACTATACCCTTTTAAAAACTCATTTCTTGAAAGTGGAATGATTGTTGTCGTGTCAACATCCTCAATAAATTCATCAAAAAATATAGTTTTAACTGAATCGTAGCCATTGCCTTTATATTTCATCCATGAAGCTATTGAAGAACTATAGCCGCATGGTGAGTATACCCATTTGTTATTACGCCCCAACTCCTGTTTGCGATAAACACCACTATAGTAATTCAAATTTGCTTCTTCTTTCCAGAGTGTCTTTTCCACATAAGGCTTGATGTTTGCGACAGCACCCCACGCTCTACCACGGATAAGATAATCTTCGCGTGTACGCATGTAGACAAATTGCGCACCTGTTTTGTTATAGTCGTCAAACAGTCCCTTAAAGACTGAATATGTTTTTCCGGCAGAACGTTCACCAAAGACAATGTACACGTCTGCATTTAAAATATACAATGATGGAATGTTTATGTAGGTTTCGTCGCCTACTGTTATATAAAGGTTTTCAATTTCCATATCATTCTCCTATCTTTTCTAATATTATTGGTGATAAGTGTTTAGTTTTTACCGTAAACTTTTCTAAACGTTTATTTATATCTACATCAGTATTTTCTTTCTTTCCCTCTTTTGTTATTATTGTTGGTTTGATGCTATAAATGTCTATTCCAATCAAAGCCCCATATTCGGGCGAGATTGATAAAGTGTAGGTGGTATCTTCTATCCATGTGCCGCCATTATCATAAGTCGGAATTGAGTTTGTTGTTGGGTGTGATATTGTTCTTCCAGATACATCTTTGTCGAAAGTTGTAAAAATTTCAAAATCTTCAATGGATGAAAGATATTTTACAGCTTTCTTTGATAGTCCCGACACGGTCATGTATAGCTGTCCGTCACGCTCTTGATATATGTACTTTTTAGCACCAAAGGTTTTAAATTTTAGCCATGAACCCTTCTTCTTTGTCTCCCAGTCAAAAACTCCCAAATCTGGTAAAGTGTAGTCAAGTCCATATCGCTTTATAGCAAGCTCAACTTTATATTTTGCATAGTCATTGTAGCTGTTTATAACTTCCAAACATTCTTCTCGATTGATAACTTTTGCACTGTCAGTGTCACAATATAAAACATTTCTGTCAATTTTTGACACTATATCATGCATCAAATGATAGCGTGTCCATGCGGGTATAAATACTCCAATTTGATAAGGTAAGAAACTTCTAAACGATTTATAAAATTTCTCAAGCTGTGCAGAAATTTCCTCTTTATTGGTTATTGCGCAATGGTCTAAACTCCATTCTGTGCCGTCAAGTGTAACAACGTCATGAATAGGATCTTGAACGAACATACCGTAAAAGCTGTTTACACGGTTTTTGGCTTTTGCGTAATTGAGTTCTTCGCCCTCAACACCTTTTAAACTTTGCTTTTTGTTGTAATATTTGAGCATAGTGGAGACTATGCCAGATGGCAAGTAGTCAGCTCTGCAATAATAACATTCGTCGACACGTATAGCATCAATCTTGTACATGCGTAGAATAATGGCAAGGTCAAGGCTAGTACATGTTGTTTTTATCATATCTGCTTTGTAAATTCTACCATTATCCAAAACGCTGTCGCTTGATACTTCGCAATGTGAGGAACTGAGAAATGTCATCGTACCTTTCGCGCGAACGTTTTTTGCTGTAATTGTGCAGATAAAAAGATAATTGTCTGTGTTAATTAAACGTTTCAAATCGTAAATATTCGCATTTGGTAAACGCTTGAGAGGTGCAACAGGAAATTTCTCTGTTGCTATGGCGAAAGGATACGCACTACCAAAATCATAGCTGTCCACGTTTTCCATGATTTGTCCTGCATACATATAGTTAGCGTGAGTATACCCACCCATGAAAGCTTTTCGACAAATAACATATCTATCATAGTCAAGTGAAGTGTTTTTAAACATTTTCATCCACTTCGCGTCTTTTTTCATGATGGCGCGAAGTTCATCACGTAAGAAACCAGTGTTTGTATAAGGGAAGTCGTAAAACGGCTTATTTTCCTGTTCTTCCAACTGGTGGATTTTCGCCACCATGATTTCTACATCACGGTATGTATAGCGTTCTTTGTCTTGCGGCAACGTTTCGCCTGGTTTCACGATATCTTTGTAGTTCATTTCAAGCTTTTCAAGTCCCACATCTTCACCGCAAGCCGCTAGACCTTTGTTAGTCAGCTTGTAACTACAGCGAAACTCCAAAACATCGTCAATGATGAGATATAAGGGTTCGTGGGTGTCCATGTAAAAGCCGCCCGTCATGGTATGCCCCTCAAGGTTTCTTATTATTGCTTCCATTTCATAGGAGAGGTTATGTACATAGACAATTAAGCGGTTTTCGCCTTGAGTTGCAAAGTTTTGATATTGGCTATGAAGATAGTCGTAGAGATTCGCCCATGAAGAACACGCATTGTAGTTATAGTCGCTATCCATAACTGACCAATGCCATGTGTAGATTATGTCGCAATCTTCCGATATGTGTTCATGTGTCGTTTCAATGTCAAAACAAAGAAACTTTTTACAATATGAAATTTTTTCTTTTCGTTTTGCCATTGTTTACACCTCTTAAATATCGTCAAAATCCTCTTTCAAATCCAACCATTGCCCAGATGTTCCCTCACGTTGAACGTCCAAAAACCATTTATCAATGTCAATTTTCTTAAACTCAAATGGTCCCCATTGCCCCGTCTCATACGCCCATTTGGCATTACTTAACAGCGTTTCACTATCATATTGCTCACCTTCATGTGCTGATTGCCACATGCCCATGTATACAACCATCGCTTGCCATTGATCAAATGTTAAATCCTTCAATTTTGGATGATTCTCTTTTAACTTACTAAAAGCGTTATGTTGTAATTTTACATAGCCGCTATAAGTTGACTGTTTCGCGTTTAAAATGTCGATTGCTGTTCTAACTTTCTTGTAAAGTGCCTGTGTTGATAAGCCTTGATATCTTATGTCAAATCCTTTATATCTGTCATATACTGGGTTGATTTGTCCAGTATATTTCTTGCCACGCTCACTAAAATATGTGCTGAGCGTTTTAAGTCTGGTTTGTGCTCTTTTGCCTAATGTTCTCAAAAGTAACAAAAGCTCTTGTTTCGTGTAGTGCTGTTTAAGTAGCGTGTACTTATCATTAGATACTTCATACAAAACGCCTTTTGCACGTTGGACTTCGCCGACACGCTCTTTTTGTTTACTTGCCATACTCCTCTACCTCTCTTTCTGTAAAAGGTTCGATGTAGCCACTTGCGATTGCACTTTGTATCATTTCGTCAGCTGTCATATGATATAGCGGCGCGAATGTTTCAAGTGAGCTTCTAACTTCGCGGTAATACTTGAGTCTCAAAACAGGTGTTTTAATGTCGTCTAAAGCTCTCAAAACAATAGCATGTTGAAGTTGTAATAATTGACTTTCCAAATACATATTCATACCTCACTTTCATTTTTTATTCTTTTAGTTTATCATATAATTATGAACAAATATGAGATATTTTGTTAACAAATTGTTAACATTATGTAATTATAAAAGGGACTGTTTCCAGTCCCTTATAGATCTAAAATGAACAAATTGATTAAGCTTCCGTTCTTTATTTTGGTGTCAACCGCACTGTTGACCGTTGCCGCGTTTAAAAGCTTCTTACCATGATTTTGAAGAACGTCTGATTTGACTTTCTTGAAATACCTGTTGTACATTCAATGATAAAATCATGCCCATCTGCAATTGCGTCTGTTAACAAGTCAGCAATCTTTTCAATTTCACGCTGCACACCTGTTGCGTAGATACCAAATCCCTCTTCTGTCTCGATACATAAGTAATAGGTTACTTTAAAAGTGTCTTCATCTGTACCCATTACAATTCCTAAAAGCTTGCCGGATGGTTTTGCGTCTTTTGCAAGAGCGGTTGTACCATTGATTTTTACAAGCTGTACGCATTTTTCGTCACCAGATACAAGTTCAAATTTCTTCATAATTTTAAGTCTCCTTTTTTGTTGTTTGTTTTGAAGTGTAATTTTATATTGGTATGTAATATCAGCCGTTTATATTAAAGTGTGTTGTGCTATAATTCTATGGTGGTAAACCAGATACATGAAAGTTATAGTTTAGCTCGTAACGTGTAGAAATTACGATAATGCGTTTCGTTACCATTGTTAAAAGTGAAAGTGTAGTATGTAACTTTCTCCGTTTCCACCCTCTGAAGTTCGCCTCTAATCTGATTTGTAAAATATCCCTCACATAGTAAAGAGGCGTCGAGATCATAGAAATTGATGATTCCATCTTTTAAAGTCTCCTTTATGGTGGTGCGCTTGTCGACAAAGTTGATTCTTGTCGTTTCTGGAATGTTGACTTTTCTAATCGGTTTACTCATCCTCTCCGCTTCCCCCTGTTTGCTCGAAGATGGTGTAATTTATAGCTTCATTGATTTCTTCGATTCTGAGAATGCTATTGAGATTTTCTCCATCATTGTCAATGATTTTCATACACCTATTAAAATTATTTATTACACCATCCCACTTTGATTTAATAGCTGAAAAATCCCCGTCAGCAATGTTTGAAATAATGAAACGATTGAAGTTGTAGAGTCCAATACAAACAGCATTAGCGGCAATTTTCTTCATGTATTTTTTTACATTAGAATCTTCAATATCTTCGAGATCTGCCCCTAATTGAATGTATTTCCCAGCAACTTGTATTACATGCTTCTTTTCTTCGTCTCTCATATTTGTCCTCACTTTCTTTATTTATGTGTTGCTCTTTCTTGTTACATGTATATATAGTATCATGGTTTGATTTTTTGTCTACTGATATTTTTTAATTTCATGCGAGAATTTTCTTGATATTTTATAGTTCATAGTTTGTTAATATTCATGACATGATTTGTTCACACATAATCGAACACTTTCTCGAACACCCCT